AGCAAATCTTTTTTCTTCGTGAATATAAAACAATCCGTGATATACGCTCATTACTAATCCCAAAACTTTTGATTGGCTCCAGCCATCACAGGTTTGCAATAAGCCGTTATGTTGTGTTGTTTGATGCCCCCTCTACAACGGACATCTCTGCAATTATGCTCTATCCAATACGCAAATTGTTGACAACGATGAATATCTCGAAACAACATTTGATCTGAGCCTTGCGCCACATTGCCTTCTATAACTGTAACAAGCATAAAGGCCAGTATTGTGCCTTTCATTCATAAAAACTTAGAAGCTACTATAGTTACAATCATAAAGGGATATACTCCCCACAGTAACATTTCTAGCTTCTTAAACTTTTCCGATCCTTCTTCAAGCCTTTTTTCAATGTACTCGTACCGCAAAGCACATTCTCTTTCATGCGCTTTTAACTCTGTACGTCTTATGTACATCTCCTCTAGCGAGTCAGGCATTAATCCGACCTTTTAACAAATCTAATAGGATTAGTTGTGGCTCCATCTTTTGCCTTACCAATATTTAAGGCAACCATTTCAATTACTGGATAAATATACTTTCCCATAAACTCATTATCTCTGGGAGTTGGGGTTACAGCGCAAATAGCACTGCTAATAGTTACAAAAAGACTAGCGTATATAATTAAATCTGCAATAAAACCCATTACTGTTGCTCCGGATTAGCCGCTTCTAGCTGTTGAGAATACCAGTTAAATGCAGCTACATAGGTGTCTAGTTGCTTTTGATTAGCATTAATTACATTGGTAATTTGCCCAATCTCTTCTCGAAGCTCATCCATACGAGCAGTCAATATTTCAGGATTAACAGGTAGTTGAGAAATCTCTGCTTCTTCTGCAACCTCTGCATCTACAACTTCTTCAGTGCCTTGTTCCGTCATCTTCCACCTTCCATACATTTAAATTTGCAGCGACTGTGCGCCGTT